CAAGTAGAAAAGCGTGTTCCATTTGATCTTGAGTTCTTCAATGCCATTACTGGCGGTGGTGTGCCATCCAAGACACTCAATATTGTCATGGCTGGTACAGGTGTAGGTAAATCACTATTCCTTTGCCATCACGCAGCTAATTGCTTGATGCAGAATCTAAATGTACTTTACATCACATGTGAAATGGCTGAAGAGCGGATTGCAGAACGCATTGACGCAAATCTACTTGATATCACGATTGACGATCTCAAGACCCTGCCTAAGTCCATCTACGACAAGAAGATTGCAGATCTTCAATCTACGATCAAGTCCAAACTTATTGTCAAGGAATATCCAACAGCATCAGCATCAGTCACTAACTTCAAGCATCTACTGGATGAATTGAAGATTAAGAAGCGATTTGTACCGGATGTTATTTTCATTGACTATTTGAATATCTGTGCATCTGCTCGGCTCAAGGCTGGTGCGAATGTGGGTAGCTACTACTACATCAAGGCGATTGCCGAAGAGATTCGTGGGTTGGCGGTAGAATACAATGTGCCAATCTTCTCTGCTACTCAAGTCAATCGTTCAGGGTTTGCCAATAGTGATTTTGGTCTTGAGGACACATCTGAATCATTCGGTCTACCAGCAACTGCGGACTTCTTTGTTGCACTTATCGCCACGGAAGAACTTGATGAACTTGACCAAATTATGGTCAAGCAGTTGAAGAATCGCTATAATAGCGCAACGGTAAACAAGAAGTTCGTCCTTGGCATCAATCGGGCAAAGATGAAGCTCTTTGATGTCAAGCGCGAAGAACAACAGAATATTTCTGAGTCAAATCAGAACAATCCTCATGGGTATGGGGATGGATTTGACGGTAAGAAGTTTAGCCGTGACTTTAGCGACTGGACGATTGAATGAGCGCATACATTGACAAGATGTTCATCAACATGGTTTCCGACAACCTGAAAAGGTTTAAATGGAAGAAAGACAATCTTGCTAATTGTCGCTGTCCATTCTGCGGAGATTCCAAGAAGCGTAAGAACATTGCCCGAGGATATTTCTACCAAAAGGGCAATGATTTCTTTTTCCGTTGCCACAACTGTGGATATGGCACTAATCTTTACAATTTCTTGGACAACATGAACCCAAATCTTGCCAAAGAATACGCTTTGCGTAGATTTACCTGTGGAGAAAATGGAAGATCTAATTACAAGAAACCAAAGAATGAAGAACTTTTTACCCCAAGCAAGAAAGTTGCTATATTCGAAAAGCCGATCAATAGCGTCAATGTTTGTGACCTTAGTCCTGATGATAAAGTCATTCAGTATCTTGAAAGTCGTAAGATTCCCGATGAATCGCTGTGCTATTTTTATTACACCGAGGACTTCTCACAACTCGCTAAATCCTTTGATCCCGAGCACAATCTCAAACCAGAGCCGAGACTCGTCATTCCATTCTATAATGACTCAAAGGAACTCATTGGAGTCCAAGGTCGTGCGTTGGAAGCAGATTCCAAAATCCGCTATATTACTCTCAAGAAGGATTCGGTGGAGAAACTATGGTATGGACTTTGGAGAGTGAATCCAGAGGAACCAATCTATATCACAGAAGGACCGATTGACAGCATCTTCCTACCTAACGCTCTTGCAATGGTTGGTGCTGCTGGAGACATGAAGCTTCCAGAGAAGATTGCAAAGAGTGAGGTAATCTATGTCTTCGACAACGAGAAGCGCAACAAACAGATATGTGCGTTTATGGAAACTGTCATTGAGAAGGGCCATAAGATTCTTATTTGGCCAGATGTTAAGGTCAAGGATATTAACGACTATGTTCTTGCGTTTGGTGATCCGATGGCTATGATACGCTCCAATACGCATTCAGGTCTTGAAGCAAAATTGAGGTTTATGAAATGGAAAAAGTAAATGTACTTGATAAGGGTTTCGTTCGACTCATCGAAGTGATGGGTTCTGATTTGACGGTTGTAAATGCAGCCAGAGTTTCTTTCCACAAGGAATCTTCTTGGGACGGAGAACAGCACTGGACAGGATCAATCACTGGTAAGACACTCCCTGATAAGGATAAGAAGCTTATTTCGTATCTGGCCAAGCACAAGCATTGGACCCCCTTTGCCCATCCCCAGATCATGCTTCACATCAAGGCTCCTATTTCGATTCGTACCCAACTTTTTAAATCGAAAGTAGGATTCGTTGAAAACGAAATTTCTCGTCGGTATGTAACCGAAGAACCCGAAATTTACATTCCAAAATGGCGTACAAAGCCCACAAATGGGGCCAAACAGGGGTCAGAAGACTTCTTGGAAGAGGGTGTTGATTATAATATGATTACCACAGACTATAAACGGGATTGCCCCAGAACAGGCCCGGTTCGTTCTACCCCAAGGGACATATACGGAGTGGTACTGGACGGGTTCTCTGGCCGCTTACGCCCGTGTTTACAAGCAGCGTATCGATCCTCATGCTCAATGGGAGGTACAGGAATACGCAAACGCTATTGGTAGCCTGATTCAGCCCTCTTTCCCGGTTTCATGGGCTGAACTTACCAAGTAAATATTGACTAAATATCCAACACGGCTAGAATGCCACAACAATAAAGGAAAATTAATGCAATTACCGACCCCATACCAGAGTTTTATCCATTCTTCGCGTTATGCTCGTTGGATAGAGTCAGAATCACGCAGAGAATCATGGGCAGAGACAGTTTCTCGTTATTTCAATTTTTTTGAAGAACATTTGAAGAATAATTGCAATTACAAGCTTACCAAGGAACTCCGAAAGGAACTTGAAACAGCTGTTCTCAACCTAGAAGTCATGCCATCCATGCGCTGTCTTATGACCGCAGGGGAGGCATTAGAGCGTGATCATGTGGCCGGATATAATTGCTCATATGTTTCCACAAATAAAGTGCGTTCTTTTGATGAAATTTTATATATCCTTATGTGCGGAACCGGTGTCGGGTTTTCCGTAGAAAGGGAATTCGTTGAAAAACTTCCTACTATTGCTGAAGAATTTGCCAACAGTGATACGCTCATTGTTGTGGAGGACTCTAAGATTGGCTGGGCCAAGGCTTATAAGGAACTCTTCTCGCTACTCATTGGTGGTCAGATTCCGCAATGGGACATTTCAAAAGTTCGTCCTGCTGGAGCGAGACTTAAAACATTCGGTGGACGAGCATCAGGACCTGAACCGTTGGAAGACCTTTTCCGCTTTACCATTGAAACCTTCCGCAAGGCAGCTGGTAGAAAGCTCACTACCGTCGAATGCCACGATATCGTATGCAAAATTGCTGAAATCGTAGTTGTCGGTGGCGTTCGTCGTTCTGCTCTCATCTCTCTATCGTCACTTGACGATGACCGCATGCGTAATGCAAAGAGCGGTGCATGGTGGGAGAACAACGGTCAACGCGCACTTGCAAACAACTCTGCATCATACAAGAGCAAGCCAGACATGGAAACCTTCATGGATGAATGGGTTGCACTTGTCAAGAGCAAGAGCGGTGAGCGTGGTATCTTCAATCGTCAGGCTGCAAAGAATCAGATCAAGCGTCTTGGTGATCGTCGTAATCCAAACTATGACTTCGGAACTAACCCATGCTCAGAAATTATTTTGCGTGATCGTGAGTTCTGCAACCTATCTGAAGTCGTGATTCGTGCTGACGATACTCCAGATACTCTTGCTCGTAAGGTTCGTCTTGCTACCATTCTTGGTACATTCCAGTCAACTCTTACAAAGTTCCGCTACCTTTCAAGCGATTGGCAGAAGAACTGTGAAGAAGAGCGTCTGCTTGGGGTGTCTCTGACTGGTATCATGGACAACGAGATCACCAATGGTCGTGCTGGTGATCTACCCGATCTTCTTGAGCATCTACGCCATGTCGCGGTGGATACCAACAAGGAGTATGCTCATAAGCTCAAGATCAACGAATCGGCTGCAATCACTTGCGTCAAGCCAAGTGGTACTGTTAGCCAGCTTGTGGATGCTGCTTCGGGTATTCATGCTCGTCACGCTAACTATTACATTCGTCGTGTTCGCGCTGATCGCAAGGATCCAATCTGCCAGTTTATGATTGACAAGGGATTCCCTGCCGAGCCATGCGTCATGAAACCAAACCACACCATGGTCTTCTCATTCCCCATGAAGTCTCCTGAGCATTGCATTACTCGCAATGATATGACCGCTCTTGAGCAATTGCAACTCTGGCTAACATATCAGCAGTACTGGTGCGAACACAAGCCTAGTGTTACCATCACTGTTCGTGATGAAGAGTGGATGGAAGTAGGTGCGTGGGTCTATAAGCACTTTGACGAGATCAGCGGTATTTCGTTCCTTCCGCACTCAGATCATACTTATCGTCAGGCTCCCTATGAAGACTGCACCAAGGAACAATATGAAGCCCTTTTGGCAAAGATTCCGTCAACAGTGGATTGGTCAGAACTGTCTAAGTATGAAAAGGAAGACAACACCACTGGCACACAAACATTCAGTTGCACTGCTGGCTCATGTGAGCTAGTAGATTTGACTAAATAAATTACAATTTAATATTACGCAGACTGGCGACCCTATCGGTAAAACGATAGGGTCGCTTTTTTGCCTAAATAGTATATGATTGTAGCCGGAATTGATTATTCTTTAACGTGTCCGTGCATTTGCATCTATAATGACTTCAATAAAAAGAAGGTATTTAAATTTGAAGATTGCATGTTTTTCTTTTTGACAGATATCAAAAAATACGCTGATGTATTTTACAACAACATTCGCGGAGAATTATTTCCCAAATACGACAGCAGTTGCCAGAGATACGATAGCATTTCAGATTGGGCTGTAGATTTATTGATTGGGTGCGATATGGTTAGTATCGAAGATTACGCCTACAACGCTAAGGGTAGAGTCTTTCATATCGCAGAAAATACTGGTATATTAAAATATAAACTATACCAAAAAGCCATTCCAATCGAAGTTGTACAGCCTACCGTTGTTAAGAAGTTCGCAACAGGTAAAGGTAACTCAGATAAGAATAACATGTACAAGTTCTTTTTAATGGAAACGGCTGCTGATATCAAAGGAATCATTACTCCCGGAAAAGACGAATCGACCAATCCGGTTAGTGATGTGGTCGATTCGTATTATATCTGCAAGCACTTATATAAGAGTATGCTTGATTAATTATCTTTGAGGTCTATTGGGGCCTATTTGAGTCTGAGCTTTTAATTGTTCTTGTGCAGCTTTTCTTCTTTTTCTTATTTTATTTGCTTCAATTTCACCAATTACAAGACCTAAGTCTCGTCTGCGTTCTTCTGATCCTAGATCTGTATCTAAAAGACCTCTTTGTTCTAATGCATCGTACCAATCTTTTTGCTCTGGAGTTAATTGGCCTGATGGTCTTGTTTGACGTACAATTGTGGGCAATTGTAACATTCTGTCTACTTGTTTTTTTACTTCAGCTTGTTGTTCTTTTGAAAGATCTCCAACTGTTCCATAAAATTCTTTTAAACTTCTAGCAGTTTTGGGGCCTTCAAACATTGATCCTACTAAATGCACTGCTGCTTCAGCCGCTGTTGGGAGTGCTAATGCCCCTAACGCTAATTTAGGATATAATCCCGGCATTTTAGCCATTTGCTGCGATAGTCTGATTGCTGCTGGAGTTGTAGCCATACCTACGCCTGCACCAATTAGATTTGTTGCAGTAGAAGCATCAGTCCCTAACCTCTTAGAAAGATCGTCAATTGCTAATCCTTGTAGTGCGCTAGGCAGACCTCCGCGTAAAATGTTACCCTTAAATGTACCT